CCGCGCGCGCTCCTGTTCAGCGCGGATATCAGCCTGCGAACGAAACTGCCCCCATTGATCGCGGGGGCGTGCCTTCCTTGGTGGGCGCCAGTTCATCACGACACAGTAGTGCGGGTCTCTACTGGGCCGGGCGGTTAATGATGGTGCGCACTTGGCCTTCGGCGTTAACAGCGATCACCTTATGAATGTGCTTTTGGCCGGGCTTTGCCTTGAGCAGGCGGCCTACGGCGGTGACTTCAGGCTTCGTCATTTGCGTTTGCGAGGCGAATGGGCGCGGCGGTCAGCCAAAAGCTGCTGTCGCGCAGCCTTGGCATACGTGGAGCCCGACGGATCGCGCCATACAGCTCGCGCATTCACCCTGCTAATCCTCATGCCAGGGTCTCTAAAAGCATTTCGCCTCACTTGCGTGCCGGCATTGCCAGCGCTCATGCCTCGATTGCTAAAAACATCCAAAGTCACCATCTGCGCGGAATGCTGAGGCGCAACGCCTTTGATTTGGCGCGAGGCTTTGTTCATATTCCGCACCGGTGCTGAGGCGCCAACTGTGCCCCGAGGGTTTGAAGCCAATACCTTTGGCCCTTCGTGCATCCGCTCAGGTCGTGCCCCAAGACGCTTTGCTTTTTCTCTTGGCGTTAATCGCCGAGGCGCCACTGCCTCCGGCTTAGCACTACGCCGCCCAGGGCGAATCGTGCCAGACGGAACAGCACCCTCAATGCGCCCGGTTTGCGTTGCTCTCTTATTCCCGGCCTCAGTCCTTAGCCGCCCACCACGGGCAGTAGCACCCACAGTGGCGAACCGCCCGCGGTTATCCCTGACATACCGGCGAGCAGCCACGGCCCATACGCAACCATATAGCCATTATGGCCAACTAGACAGGCGCTCTAATTACACGCAGAGCGCTAGCTGATTCATAACCACAGGAAGCTCACGCCCGCCCCACTGATCGCCCATCGCCTCGGCCACACCCTCAAACGTCCGGCTTCTCTCCTTCCACCGATCAGGGCCAGGCGGCATAAGCAGCACACGCTCCTCACGACCCTGCACACACCGACTGGGCTTCAGCTTCGGCAGGTTCTTCAGCCACAGGCACGTTGCCTTCACCTCGCCATGCCCATGCTCCCAAGGCTGGATGATCTGATCCGGCTTCCTGATCGCCGAACTGATCACGCTCACTGGGTTCTCAATCGCCCAACGTTCGACCGGCGCATCCATCAGTAACCGCACGAAGGCCAAGGCCTGCTCAGTCAGCGCCGCATCACGCCGGCCCTGATATGTCGCCCACATCCCACTTACCGCCAAGTAGGTACACGGCGGATGGGCCACCATCAGATCCCAGCCATCACCCAACACGTCCTCAACCGGACCTTGATAGTGCGGCCCTGGCACCTCAGTTGGCAGCAGGTCACAGCTCATCGCCTCATGGCCGCGGCGAATGAACGCATCCCGCACGCGACCGCTGTACTCGCAGGCAATAAGCACACGCATGGCACCAGGATGCCATGCCTTGCCGTATGACCCCAGTAGACGAGTCGTCTAATACACGCGCAGCCCGCTGTTCCCAGACCGCCAGGGTTTTATTCCGCCTCCCATCTGCCATACGGCATAACCAAGTGCATCCATCTGGCCGCTGAGATCCAACTCGCCACCATCACCCTTCGTCGGCTGCTGCGTTGCCTTGTCATACGCCTGCTGTTCGAGGCCTTTGATCACGCCCTTGCAGCTGGGATGCACAAACAGCTTGCGCTCACCAGCAGCATTCAGAATCTGCACGTTCACGCTCAGCACCCGATCGCGGATGAACGGGTTGGCTGATTGCGTCTGCAGTCTCAGCCCTGCACGCTTCATCAGGCCAAAGTCAGAGATGCCAGCGTTCTTCGTGCTCCTGCTCTGGCTGCTGGCATCAGGGCACACGATCAGCTGGTTGTGCTCCACCCATGGCGTGAACCGCTCAAGGATTTTCTCGATCACACCGGGCGTGTCCCTGGCGATCATTTCGTGAAACACATGGATGCCATCGCCGCGCTGCAGGCAGCAGACCACCCAGCAGCGATCGACGTTGAAGTCCACGCCTAGCCAGCAGGTATCGCCCTCGCTTGGGCGGTCAATGTCGCTGGCGTTGAGATCTCGCTTGAACTCGGGATACACAGCTGCCTGCGTTAACAAGCAGAATTCACCCTCCGTGTAGCTCTTGAACAGTGCGGGGCTGTAGTTCTCCCGCATTGCATCCAAGAAGTCCGGCGGCAAGTAAGGGTTATCAGCCGTGCGGCCTTTGTACATCGCACGATCAGGCTTATCGCCCTGCTCATGGAATAGCTCGTACAGCAGGCCGAAGCCCTCAGGCGTTGAGAACAGACCTAGCTGACGGCGGTTGCCTGCACGCAAACGACCAAGGAACTTATCAACTGCACGCTGGGCAATATCCACCTTGGAAGTATCAATTTCGTCAGCGCAAATCCAAGCGCAGTTCAAGCCGATGATCCTCGACCAGTTCTCCATACTGCGGCACAGGATCGTGGCTGGCCCTGTTGGCAACATCAGCTTGAACTCGGGCAGCGGGCTAGCCCTGTATTCGTATTCAATGCCGTACTGCTCAAGGAAATCCTCAAGGCTGCGGATCACCACGTCACGCACCAACGGGCCAGTCGGCGCAAACATCACGCCTAGCTCATTGGGGTTATCCATGCTGAGCAAAGTGGCCCAGGCACACATCGTCCTGGACTTGCCACACCCGAAACCACCCACGAATCCAACAATGCGGTGGTTGGTGTCTTCAATCATCACCCGCTGGTAAGGCAGGAGATCCTCAAGGATCCGCTGCCGCAAGGCATCTGCCTCTTCCTTGCTACCACTAGTCTCCGCCACTACTGGGACGGGCGGCTCTAGAAGCGTGCCCCCAGCGCAGCGATCAAGGATTGACATAAGCAGCAGCAGCTTCGCGTGCGTTTGCTGCTTTCAACTGCCCTTCCTTCTCATCCACTAAATGGGCACTGCTAACCACAGTGCAATTAGTGATGCCGTCTTCTGTAAGGCAGACCTTGTAGCAGCCGTCGTCCAGGTGGTGAACGTCGAGGGTCATGAGGTCAGCCCTGTTAGCTCAGCTTGCAGCTTGATTGCGTTCAGGGCAGTTTGGTGTTGCTTGTCGGCTTCTGCCTTTTGGCGGATGGTGCGGATGCCGGCCAAGCATTCGGCCAGGAAGGCTGGGCGGCTGAGGTTGCAGTCGGCGTCAATCAGTTCTCGCGCCTTAGCGATGTAGTGATCGCCCATGCGGTCTGAGACACCCCACACTTCGGAAGTGTGCTGCAAGATCTGCGAACGGCTATAGCCACGGGTGAGGAGGCCGTAAACCTCGGTGACCCGGAGGTTGATCTCAGCGTTGGTGGATTTTTTTCCCACTGAAACAAATGCCTCCCTACTGGAAGTCTACGGGAGGGTATCGGGAGATTGCTGCCATAGGCCTGTGTAAAGGCCGTGCAAGGTGCTGTTTTTGTGATGACGGCCAGCGAGTTCGTAGAGCATGTCGAGGGCAATGACGCGAGCATTCATCGCGGCCACGTCCTCGGCACCGGGCTTTTGAGCTTCCGTACGGAGTGTACGGATTTGCTGTTCAGGGGTCATGTGAGGGGAGTGATGGTGATGAGAGCGCCTTGAGGTTCGTCGCCGACGCAGTAGCGCTTGGATACAGCGAGGGTGACGATTTGCCGATCGTCGTCGTAGACGACGCCTGTCATTGCATCTTCAGTTGAGCGTACGAGTTTTGAGAGGTCACCGTTACGGCCAGATGTGCAGTGAGTGGGTGCAGATGGCTTTACGCCACGTTTGCCGATGTGGGTAGCCGGGCGTTTGAAGCGGAAAACGACTGAGAGTGCCACCGGGAGGGAAGGATCCCAATCGTGTGGGATGCAGGCGAGGGCAGCGTGTTTGACGTCTTGACGCCAGGGTGAGACGGCTTTGGAGGATTCGACCATGATGCCGTTACCCATATGGCGTTTAGAGCCTTGCGGTGCAGGGAGTCCGAAGACAACGAAGGTGAGCGAGTTGCTCATGCTTTGTCCTGGCGGAGTACCCAGAAGTTTGTGGTGGAGGATTCAGCGTCACCGTTAAGGATGGCGAGTTCTTGTAGGGCTTTGACCTGTTTAGTGACGGCGGGAGGGTATTTGTATGTTGTGCGAGATTGGTAGGTGAGAGTGTAACCGCTGGTGGAGAGTTTGTCGGTGATATGGCCAGCGATGCGAAGGGCATCGAGTTTGGCTTTGTAATCAGCTTCGCGA